CACCCGCTAAGGTGCTCTCATGTCTTTCACGCGGGGATAATATCCCCAAGTTGAAAAGGCAGTCCCTCTTGTAAATGGAGTTTGGAATGAGCTATATTAGGAGTAGGTATCATTCTACTGACGTACTGAAAGGTACGGCTGTTTATGATACTGGTATCCCAATAGCAGGAAATGGCGGTTTTATCCGCATCGGTAGCTATTATATAGAAGATACCGTTCGGAAAGTTTCCGAAGGGGATGGTCTATATATGTCTCTTGAACATTATGAGCAAGAGGGCGGCCGATTGAACGGTCATAGTCCTTCCGCAACTTTTAGTAATTTTTACGGAACGGTTTATGACAATTGGTCAAATTTCCCGCATCATTCTATTCCCGATGTTCCAACTGATCCGCAAGTGGCATTGAATGCCGCTTCGCGTTCCAATCCATCGAAGCCCGTCGTTGACGTGCCTAGTGAGATTGGACAGTCGGCAGATTTAATAGGTCTCCTGCGTCTTAAAGGTAGAAATATCATTAAGCATGCAGGGAACTTATATCTGGCCAAAGAGTTTGCACTCGACCCAATCTTTAGATTGGTTAAGCAATCTCATAAGTTTGTGGATCAATACCACAGACGAATGAAAGTGCTTCAACGATTGCAAGGCAAAGGCAAATATCGGAAAACCACAAAACATGGCACGTACTCGCGTTCTGGCACTTATAGCAAAGTGATCCAGAGTCAAGGTGTCTTTATTCAAAAAGACTTCTTCGCGAATACGACAGTCGATGTTAGAGCGACAACCACTTGGTTTCCAAATGGTAATTTCTCTAGCTTAGATGCCAAGTCTCTTCGGCTACTTAACCATAGAATCCTCTCCGGTATGAAAAACGGAGGGATTTCCCCTATAGACTTACATCTTATATGGGAATTGATTCCATGGACGTGGCTGATTGACTGGTTTACCGGTATGGGTGATTTTATCTCCCTTATGGGTAATACCGTCAATTTCTCTTGCGGTGGCGTTTCAGTCATCCGCGAGACGAAGACGACCTACGAAAATGGTGGCGGTACTGTGGCTGGTGTCAGGTATGATCCTGTTACCATTCGCAGACGCAACTATTTAAGGAGGCCGACAGTGGTGGCTCCATATGCCCAGCTCCCCATACTCAATGGGGAACAGTTGGGTATTCTCGCCGCACTCAAAGCAGTTCGACTGTTATGAGTATTTACAGTCTCGCTGCCTCGTGCGGTGAGGATAACTAGGAGTAGTAACATGTTCGCAGATCCGTTTACCGTCACCGTAAATGGTGTGGCAAAGGCTCTCATTAGGATCAATCAGGACAAATATTCTTCTGAATATTTGCTCAAGAATGCTCTTGATGAGTACAGGATGACAATTCGGAATACTCCGAATCAAGTAGACAAGAAACGCGGTGTGACTTATGATCGTCACAACGTGGAACTTATCCACACCGTCTACCCTGTTGCGCCGTCGACGAGGTCTTACGTTCGTAAGTCCTATTTTGTATTTTTGAATGAGCAGGGTGATACCCTAACCGATCCTCAATACATTACGTCGGCGTTGTTCGCTGCATTCACGGCGGGCAATATCACTAAACTCGAAAACCTAGAAAGTTAGACCTTCTAGGGTGACGGCATAGCAATCTGCGGCTTGGATAACATCGAACGAAAGTTCTAGTTATGAAAAGCCAAGTGAATGCTCTACTCCATGTCCAGCAAGGACTCCGTAAGGATGTCCAAGCTGCATACCCGGCATTAAAGGGTCTGGATTTCGACTTCGAAAGACTCTCCCTTTACTGTCAAACACGTGGTCTAACATTGTTTACGTTAGATCTTCCTAATCTCGATTCCTTATTATTACAAGGACTGGAGACAGGGCGTCTTGTCTGTAACGGACCATTAAGTAAAATGGTTTCGAAACAGGTTAGAGTGCCGAGACTTTTCTCGGGACTCTGGCTACGCGTGTTTGATAGAGATGCTTGTTTAAGGCAAGGAGCAGATGTCACTGCTGTTTTCTTTCTTAGACAACTTTGTTGTCTAGGTAAAAGAATTCAGGTAGATTGTTCGCCTGATCGCATACAAGCGACTTTGGAGAACTATCATGGCATCGAACGAACCCTCAGACCTCCCACCCTTCGGTGGGGTTCCGACAGGCTCGTCGTCGACGAGATCGGCAATCAGCTCTCTTTTGCTGACTGCGCTTTCGACTCTAGCTCCCACACTCCTCTCTTCGGCGGTAAAAGCAATCCAAAAGATTGCCTTACCAAAGAAGAGGAAGAAGAGTGGTGGCGTGAGTACAAAAGTCGACGCCTCCTAACTAGGGCACAACAAGTTTGTGACCTTGTAATCGGTTCCTTTATGCCGTTTTGTTCGGTATCACAATCTAGTGTACTCGAAGAATACGGTCAGGGAACCAGCCTTAAACATGGCCCTGGTGCTGTTGCGGAACGACGGGGAGAATCGGAGAAATCTGATTTTCCCAACTGGCCCGCTAAGCTACAGAGTCAGTTTCCCTATGAACTCATCGGTAAAACGGTGGGTTCTGACCAAGTGCGACCAATAAATCATGAGGTTGCATCTAGGTTGATTTGCGTGCCGAAGACTGCAAAAGGTCCTAGGCTTATCGCTGCCGAGCCAACATCACATATGTGGTGTCAGCAGAGCATGCGATGGTTTCTAAATTTCCAGGTCGAACGCCTTTTTGGGTCGTTCTTCATAGATTTTAGTGACCAAGGCAAATCAGGGAACTTGGTTCTGCGTGCTTCCGAGAACCGAGAGCTAGCGACTGTTGATTTATCAGACGCTAGTGATCGGCTTTCGTGTTGGACCGTGGAGCGAGCATTTAGAAGTAATCCTTCTATATTGCTCGGTCTGCACGCCGCACGAACGAGGTACCTTAGAGATGACGTTTCTAAGGTTCCAAGCTTCCTTAACCTAAGGAAGTTTGCCTCGCAAGGGACAGCAGTTACGTTTCCTGTCCAGAGTATTGTCTTTTTGTGTTTAGCTCTTAGTGTTTCCATTAAGGGCGATATCACTTGGGACAATATTTGGAAGGTACGTGACCAGGTACGTGTGTTTGGGGATGATATTATTATCCCCGCACACGGGTATGAGCAGCTAGTCACTCTCATGACAAAACTAGAGTTAAAGGTTAACATGGCGAAAAGCTATGTTTCCGGAAACTTTAGAGAGTCATGCGGAACTGACGGATTTAGTGGTTACGATGTAACCCCCGTCAAGCCGAAGACACTAGTTGCTGACAGTCCGGCTTCTTGCCAGGCTGTAGTAGACACTACCAACAATCTCTTTAATAAAGGATTATGGCATGCCTCATACAGCCTTGAATCCCTACTTCCTGCACGTCTACGACGTGGAATCAGGATTGTGGGGAGAGCAGAAGCTGGTTTCGCCGGTCTCACCTCATTTTGTGGAGGCGATGAATCTCATCTTATCAAAAGATGGAATCCTCGCTTACACAGGAACGAGGTTAGAGTTTGGTCATTATCTGTCCAGACTCGTTCAAGAGACAGGCAAGGGTTCTCGGCAATGTTGGACTTCGTGTCCAGCATACACAATCATGAGCATGCTCGGATTGTGTCAGCTCGCCGAGATACCTGGAAAACGAGAGATCGTTTTCTATGGGAGCCCGCTAACTCTGATGCTCGCACTACTACTGAAATGGAGAAAAATGGGTGAATACCGTTATTCTGAGTCCGTGAGGGCTCAGATGTACGGTCAGGGATACATGTTGTTTTGCAACAATGAAATCTCTGACACCTACTATCCTCCAGATCGAATGATAGTGCTTCATGAGTATCAAGAGGCGCTATCTTATCTAAACGAAGAAACCCTAAATAAGGATCTCACCGATGGATAAGATTGATACACTCCATCCACTTGCGGATGATGAGTTAAAGAGAGTAAAAGAAAGGCTTGCTTGGTGTCATCGGACATATCCAAAGCTCCCTAATCAGAGAGCATGGGTACGTCAAATGCGTGCCGAGCATTTAGCTTTTCTTAATTCTCTTCTCACCACCAAAAGTTAGGAGTATTTATGTCTTATAAGACACAATACTACCTCAGCATGATAATTTCTTTTATTATCATGGTGGGATTTAGTGGTATCTAGCGCCTTAGCGTTAGTGGGGTAGCGTCG